AAGTACTTAAATTACTATTCTTAAATCGTTCATATTTATATTATTATAAATTCGTTATCCGAACTTTCTTCACTTATATATTGGTCTTTATTAACACTATAATATTCATCATTATTTTGGTTAATAGCTTGGTCAGTACAAAAAATCTTATCTTTATAAATTATATTGTTTAAATAACTAACTTGTAAAATATAAAAATCGCTTTCAGTTAAAGCACCAAAAACCGCATCAAAAGAAATATAATTACCGTCAATAACCGATGTAGAATCAACTGTAATACTTTTATTTGTACTTTCGCTTGTTAATTTTAGGTTCAATGTACCTACCGTAAATTCTCTAGGAATTATTTTAAAGGTTTTGTTTCCGCTTGTGTTAATTAACTTCATATTAATATATAAATAAAAAACAAATATTTTGTATAGTATAGATATAAAAAAAGGGCTATCCGTTAAGATAACCCTAATTTATAAGTAAAAGTACTAATTATGCAGTTGGATCAATTTGAACCACCGAAGCATCGTCAGTAATTACAATAGGCGTTACAAAGTAAGGCGGTGCGGTTTCTTGTGCGTTCACCGTTAATGTATATCCTGTCAAATCTCCCATTGCAGCTCCTGTAACGATTGTACCACCGTTTACATCGCCACCATTTTCAAGTCCTACTAAAAAGAAATTACCGTTATAATCTTCAACTGCAACGTGTGGGCGTGCGTGTGCGATTAATTTAAGTTCTTCTTGTGTAGCTTTGTCTTGAAAGGTCAAAGTCATATTTAATGTTGTATCATAGAAAGTCGTTCCGTTTTCTCGGCTTGAAGTGATAGCAGTTTCCATTGAACTGTTACCTTTTACATCAAACTGAAACCACGTTGGCGTACCAGATAATCCAGTGATTTCTCCCGCTACGATTGTTGCATCTCCTAAAGTTCCGTAATCTGCAAAGTAGATAGTTTTAATACCACCAACTGCCGATTTACAAGGCACTTTACGTCCGCTTGTTATTAAGCATCCCATATTTTTAAAGTTTTTTTAAATAAAAAAGGGTAGGCAGAACCCACCCCTTTAAATTTGATTAGTTAATTATTATACTGTTTTTCTGTAAACGATGTCAGCAACTTGTGCATACTGAACACCAGCAGTAAATCTCATTACTACACGAACATTCTGTGAACCGTCATTTTCTGCCATATCAATCACTCTAACTTCGTTCAAGTCGTTTAATAGACCAGTTCCAAAGAATAAGTTTGATTTTTCAGCTGCAATGATTGTTCCTGATGCTGCTCCTCTAATTGCTACTAATTGGATGCCGTCAAAAAATAAGTTTCCTAAAACTTGGTTGTTTCCTTTGCCCTCAAATCCATTAGCTCCCTCGCCTTGTGCTGCGAAACCGCCTAAAGCACGAGTATAAGCTCTAACTACGTCAGATGCTGCATAAAGATATAAATCTTCTGAACCATATACTGCCGTTGGAATAGCATCTACAACCGCACCTAATTCAGCTACTACGTTTGCAGGCGTGATTGCTGCTCCTGTTAAATATTGTTCCAATGGTAAGAGTACATCTGTATCTAATTTAGTTGCAAAACCATCAAACTGTCCGCTTGTTGCAGTTGAACCACTCCAAATATTTTTCTCTGTTCTGTCTGCTACTTTAGACGCTACGTGACCGATTACGAAATCAGCGAAACTTGGTGCTAAACTATCAAAAGCACTAAAGCCCATTTGTTCAGCTTCCCACGAATCGTGCAAATCTTTTTTACAAATATCAAGGTTTACTTGAAATTCCTCTGGTTGTAGGATAGCTTCTGTTAAAGTTAGCGTTCCTTGTCCTGTTTGGAAGTCGCAAGATGCATCTTTTACGATGTCGTCAGTTGCAGCTTTCTGAATTACAGATTTGAATTTTACATTAGGCATTACGGTGATTAAACCTTTATCCAATGTGTCAGCAGATAATAAAGCAGCAGCAATATATTTGCCACTAAATTCCCCTGCGTAAGTTGTTGTTAATGATACACTCATTTTATTTAATTTTTAGTTGTTATTAATTATTTAGTTTTGCCATTACTCGGTCAATAGTGGTACTTTTTCTGTTTTTAGAAACACTAAATTTCGAGATTACTTTTTTAGCTTCTGGATTTGATACTATTGGCGTTGTGCTTGGCTCATTTAATTCAGCTTGTACTTCAACAGGAACTTCGTTTAACTCAACTTTTTCGTGTTTAGCTAATTCCTCTGTTAAAATGTTTCCTAAATCCTCGCTTAAATCTTCCTTTGGCTCTAGCATTGCTTTGATTTCTTCAATCATATCTTTTACCTCTGCTAATTCTTCTTTAGTAGCATAGCCCAAAGATTCTTTTTCTTCTTCGTCCGCTGCTTCAACTTCCTCAACTTCTTCCGTTTCTTCTTCGGCTTCGGCTTCTTTGATTTCAGAGATAACTCCGTCCTCAACTACTACTAATAATTTACCATCTTCCAAAGTGTATTCGCCAACAGGCAACGCCACTTTTTCATCTTCTGTAACGATAAATACCTCTACTCCACTTTCAAAAGAATCGGCTTCAATAACCGTTCCGTTTTCAAGTTTCGTTTGTTCTAGCTTAACTTCTTCGTTAAGATTTAGAACATTTTTAATTTGTTCAATTACTTTGTTTGATTTCATACTTATATATAATTTAGATTAATTTAATTTGTATTTTCGTTATGCTTTTTTCTGAATTATAAACCATTCTACGCCATTACTCCAAACTTGTATGCCCTCGTATGGCTTGTTTATTAAATAGTCATTTGTTGAGCCGTCTAAGGTCTGTCCGTTTATTGGTGTCAATTCAACGTGTGTATTTGTAGTAAAACCTCCATTCGATATAAACCTTAAAACTCTATTTGTATTTATTGGAAGCGTTGCATCTGGTAAATTTAAAACCGCCACTTGTACGCCACCACTTGGGTTAATCCACGTTAGTTTTATTAAAGATGTTGTGTTATATGCAATATCTGATAAATTAATTACATCGCCTGTTGTAACGGATAAATTTAAAGGTATAATAAAATTGTTTACATCGTTTATTGTGGTTTGTTTAGTAACGCCACTTTGTACGGTTGCAAATAATTCATCGCCCTGTAATTCTGTTGCTATTGGTAATTCACTAATTTTTAAATTTGCCATTATGGTATAATATTATAGTTATTTTCTTGAAGTATTAAATCTCCGTTTTCTTGTGCTAAAAAATCTTGTTGTATAGATGTTCCAGAAGTACCACCGATACCTTGTGCAATTATATCTCCGTTGCAACACTCAATAGAATAAACATCTCTATCCCTACAAAGGCAGCCTTTACGACCACCTTTAGGGCTTGTTCTACTTGGTGTGAATAGTTTTTTAAATCTATTCATTTATATACTACTCTTTGTTGCTCTCTGAATTAACTTAATTACAGAACGTATATTTTTTATTTTAAGAGATAGTAATTTATCAGCACTATCTAAAGTATTTAGCAATTTATCCGCACCTAATTCTTTTGCCATTTGTCGCAATTTGAAACTTTCTTTTTGTTTAGCTTCAACATCTTGCATTTTATTATATAATTTATTTTCAAGTTTATTTGCTAATTTCACTAAATCAGAAAGCTCTTCAAATGGGTCTGAATCACCACCTTTCGACCAATTTAATAAATCATCAATTTTAGATAACTCCAATTTTTTAGGCTCTTGCTTTGCTAAATACTCGTTAATTAGTTTTAATGCTTTTTCTTTACTCATTTTATTTATTATTTAGTTCGTTTAATTTACTTTCTGCCCACGTTTTAGCCGATTTGCCACCCCATAATAAAAAAGAGATAGTTCCACACGCTTCGGCATCTTCTGGTTTATAATACGCTTCTGCTCTTGACAAATAAGAGTACATTCTTTTTATCGTTTCTTTGCTTATTGGTTTTCCTTGTGCTAATTGTTGAGCCCTTACTTTGCCGACTTGTGTAGCACATTTATTATTAACCGCTTCGTTTAGTTTTAAACCTCTTTTTGCGTTGTTACTTACTGAACTTGGATAGTCGGAATAACTTTCTAACTCTACATCTTCATTAGTTAAAACCGCTACAACTTGACTAAGCAAATACCCCGCTTCGGCTTCTTCAATAGCTGCTAATTCATCTTTTATTGTCGCATCGTTTGGGCGTTCCATTTTGTCGGCAAAATAACCCTCAATAGAAAACCCTTTTACTTTGCCTGTCTTTACAAACTCATTCCAGATTTTATCGTTGTTTACTTTTACACTACCAACCCACGAACCCAAAGGTAAATCCATTCCGTATTTAACGCTTTTATCGTGTACCTTATCTTCAACAATCCAACTTTCAACCAAACTTAAACCCTCTAATTCGTGTTGATGTTCAAGTGTTGAGTTGTTTTGTTTGCTATTCATTAAATACATTTGACTAGCTTTTAAGACAGTATCTTTTGAAAAATATATATAGTACTCGTCCTCGCCATTACGTCTATAAATAGGCTTGTTTGGTATCAATAAAGCACCCATTAATATCCTACGCTCCCCATCAATTTCAGCGAGTTTAAATTCTTGGCTTTTTAAAGCGACAAAATCTTCCTCGATTGCGGGGTTTTCTACTACGCTAATAGCTTCGATTCCCAACTCGCTTTCTTCGTCTAATATCAATTCTACTATTCTCATAATAATATATAATTAAATTTGTTTATTTTTGTTTTTTATATTGTCGCACCCTCAACAATATTGTTTTGTAAACTTTGGGCAGTTGTTACATCGTTTGAAACTACATAAGCCTGTACGGGTTCATTTGTTTGGCTCGCAACCGAATCAGCTAAAACGCTTGTGTCACTTGTTCCCACTACATTAAAACTTGGGGG